CTCAGTTGTCCAAGTTGCCTGATCTTCTGCACTGGGTATGCCATTGGGGAAAGCTGTGATCACTCCTTCATATGTTGACATCCCTTCTTGGTGATTAAACTTCCAACCAATTACATCGCCTATTGCTACGCTCATGCTGAAATCTCCGTTATTGTGATTGATGAGTTAGCAACACCACCAAACTTTCTGCTACCATTCACTCCGTTAAAACTATAAGTTCCGCTCCCATCGCCATGCACTCTAACTTTAAAAGTCGTCGCGTTTGTTGTTCCAGCAGTCATGTAATGATCAATAGTCAAAAGGCTTGGTCCTGTGTTTCCATTTTGAAATTCGCCAACAGCCGTAAGAGCATTTGCTGTAGAATCTTGAAATAAAGCCATGACGTGTATATTTGAGGTCGCTGCCATACTCCCATAAAGATTAACTTGTATTCGCAACTTATTTGATGAAGAAGTTGGGGTTATTGCCAACGTCATAAATTCGTTACCTTCAGTTTTCTGAGGTATACTATCATCATTTAAAGCAACGGTTGTACCCGTCGCTAGTGCTCCTGTATTAACATTAACCATTTGAACTAATCGTCCAGCCGCAGCAAAAGATAAAGCCGCACTGCCATTTGTAGTAATAAACGTACCCGCTGCACCGTCAGCGTCAGGGAAAACTAAATTACCATCGCCCAGAACTACTTTTCCAGTTCCTAGCCCTTTGATCGTAACTGCCGTATTAGACGTTGCAGCGGTTATGCCATCTACTTTTAAATCACTCATATTATAGCACCTTGAAAGTTGCACCAGAGGATAATGTAACAGTCACCCCACTAGCTATCGTTAGAGGCCCAGTAGCTGAACCATTATCAGTAGCTGCCATTGTTTGACTGGTATTTAAAGTTTGTTCGTTCACTCTGATAATATCTCCACTGCTACCAACAGAAGCACCTGAAGCACCCTCCCCTAAGAAAGCGCCTCCTCCTCCTCCACCGGGAGCAGTCCCTGCAAGACACCATCCTGTCATACGGTAAGTACCAGAACCATACTCTACAAATTCAAGTTCATCACCAGCCTCTGTAGTAAAGTTTGCTGCGCCAGCAAGTATAAGATTTGCAGAGTGATGTGTTAGTTGAACAACCCCATCGAAGTGTAGCTTGATAAGCGTACCAGCACCCCCTGTAGTATTTATAGAAGTGATAGTTGTTGTCCCTGTAACATCAAAGTAGTTACCGTCAGTTAGAACAGCTAGAGCACCATTAGAGGCTACATCAGCTCCTTTAGACCATTGTATCTGTGATCCATTACAATCAAGATCACCACCTAGTTGGGGAGTCGTATCATCAACTAAATCATTCATGTCCCCTTCGCCAGCTGGTCCTTGAGCGCCTGTTGAACCTGTTGAGCCTGTTGAACCTGTAGCTCCTTTGTCTCCTGTACGAACAAACTGTACGCTAATAACATCGCCATCCGTAAACGAGCCAGCACTTGTAACGTGAGTGACTACAATTTTACTATACGTAGATGCAGAAGTTACAGCTCCAGTAACATTAAAGGTAGCAAAGATAGCTGCATCTGTTTGTTTAACAAAAGTAATAGTACCTCTAAGCCCTACAGTTGTACTATCATCCCACGTATCAACTTGACTATTTATACTAGTTCCAGCAGCATTATCTACATCATCTATATAAAGAACACTAGCAGATGCTATAGTTCCATTGTTTAACCACAGCTTACCTACACCTTGATCTGTGTCAGTAGTAGTACTTTCCCATAACATTTCTAGAGTAGCAGGGACAGCACCTTTATCACCTGTCCTCGTAAAGTGAACAGAGACTGCATCAGTGTCAGCTAATGTACCATCTCCACTCATATAATTTACAGGTATTTTTGTGTACCCTGAAGCATCTGTAACAGCTCCGTCAATTTCAAAAACAGCATAGTTAACAGCAGAAGCTTTTTGAACAACGTAGATGTACCCACGTGAACCCACATTAGTTGAGTTATCCCAAGTCTGTACAAAGGTTGCAATGGCCCCACCACCTGAATCAAGATCGTCTACATACATAATTGTAGCTGAAGCTACTGCTGCATTAAACCATACTTTACCATTACCTTGATCTGAATCAGTCTGAGTAGTTTCCATAGTCATACTTAGACCGGGAACTTGCCCTGTAGCTGCTGTAAGTTGAGCAAAGTTAACCCCATCTGCTGCACCTGTTCCAGCTGCAACATTAAGAAGTTTCTTACTGTTCATATCTAAGTCAGCAGTTAATGTATTAGGTGCAGTTCCACTACGTGTAAGTGTTAATTCTAAAGCTGCTTCAATAGCTGTATTGTTATTATTGATGGCTGTTACTGCTGAAGTTTCATTAGAACTTAACTGAGTTAAATCTGTAAGAGTAAGTTTTGCCATGTTACGCTACATCCATTAAAATAGTTACAGTTGCTACAGCTCCAGAAGTGTTTGTTCCACCATCTCCTGCAATCTCTATTGCTCCACCAGCCGCTACAGTACGTGCTCCACTAGGAGAAGATAAGTCGATAGTCCCTGCACCAGAGCCAGCAGTGGCGATTGTTATAGCTCCGTTAGTTATGTTAGTCCCTCCAATCTGAGGAGTAAGAACTACATCCGCAGTAGCTATAGCTTTATTAATTACAGTATATATCTTAGTAATTACACCAGCTATAGGTGCAATAATCCAGTAAGATTGTGCAGTAGCTAGATCGTTTAAAGTTAAAGTAAGTGGAACTAAGTTAGTATTTTTAATTGAAGAAGTATTAAGTTGAGCAGCAGCAACTTGTTGCCACGTTCCTGAACCTGAACCATTTGCTACATAGACTTTGTTTACAGCAGCTGAGGCCACACCTTTTGGTTCATGGAGATCACTACCAGTTAGGTTTTCATGACCTGTATTTGCCATATCACATCCCTACATTTATTTAAAAGAAGTGGGGAGGCTACTTAACCTCCCCTTTAGTTTCTTAAGCTACTCGGTATTTGATTACCAAATCAGCAACGCCAGCTGTGAAAGCTGCTGTTGCAAAGATAGCAGACACATACAAAGGTCGTCCAGCAGTACCAGCTAGAGCAACTGCACCAGAACCAACTAAGGCTCCGTCACAAGCTAGGTGGTCACCGATAGCATCAAGAGCGCCTTTAGCGATTGTTGCATCAATACCATCAGAGTCAAGTACTGTGTAAGTACCGTCACCGTCATCATTCCAAAGACCAATGGTTAACGTACCAGAGCCTCCAGAAGTGAAAGCTTCCGTAACAAACAGAGTAGCTGAAATGATGTGAGCACCACTAGGGATACCTACAGTAGGATGTGTTAAAGGTGCGTCAGCACTTAATAGATCAATTCCGGTGATCTTATAAACAGCTTGAGCCTCATCACCCATTGTGCTTAGAGCACCTTGGATAGAAGGCTTAGTCCGTTCTGAGCCGAATTTAATTTCTAAGCCATCAGCGTTTGTGTGTAGTTCACTTGCAGACATATCTATTCCCTCCTATACTTGGTCAGTGTCAGACAAGACACAGACTAGATTTTCAGGACGATATAACTTGACACCGTAACGAGCAGTAGTTACGTACTCTTCACGTTGGAAGTCTTTGTTATACTCAGAGTCTACTTGTGGCATTTGTCGCCATGCACCGATAAAAGGCAGTACATCAGCAGCTGCACTAAAGAACAAGTTGGCTTTACCAGCAGCCGTAGTTGGCCCTGCACTGTCCATCTGTTCGTTAGCATCTGCTAAGTAGTTAGAAGTATATACATCGAAACCGTAGATGTTCTTTACGAACTTCATGCCAGTAGCGATACCGTCACTTACAATACCTTCCCAACGTGGGTTGTTAGAGATATTGGTAATGTTAGTTAGTGTGTTAATCGTGTACTCAACAGACGGATCAACAATAGCTACTAAGTTTGTATCAGGTACGTTAGCTTTCTTTAAAGCGTAACGAGCCTTAGCAAAGTCTGCAACTGTGAATACTTCGTTAGTACCAGTAGCTACAAAGCGGTGGTCTGCACCGTTAATAGCGTTAGCAGTAGAAGCAGTCTGTCCACTTTGCAAGCCTAGTACCTTAGTTTCAACTGTCTCTAAGATAGCACGTGATTGCTTAGGAACAAAGGAAGATACAAGTTGGTTCATCCAGAAACCGTCTTGCTTTGCTTTGTTTGTGATGTAGTGACCAGAAGACTTGTATTGGTCTATTGAGAACTGGAACTCGCCAGTGTCAAGAGCACGATACTGTACTGGGCTATTCTCAGAATAGTCATCAGTTACTGCATCTCCAATAGAAGGGATAGTGAACGTATCTCCATCAGGAAATTCATTCATCCAGTTTACGTATGTAGTCGCCTGAAGCTCATCTAATAGAGTTTCTTTTAATTGGCTAGACCACACTTCAGAACGGATCAAGTGACCCGAGTTACCAGTGTCCATCATAATGATGTACCTCCAAAGTTAGTTTATGAATAAAAGGCTTGGCCTTTATCTTGTCTCGCTTTGAATAGTTTGTTTTGGACAGCAGGAGTATAATACTTTTTAGGATCACTTCGTCTAATAGATTCAAACGAATCCCAAGTATCTGCTTCTACTGCACCTATACTATTCACTTTAGCAACAGCTTCTGTATTGGTCGTACTAGCTGTAATAGATGGGGTAATTGTCTTATCCCTACCTATACCTAGCACAGAGTAAAACGCATCAGGTGACTTGGCAGCTACTTCAGCTAGATACTCCACTGAAAGATTTAACTCTTTCGATTTAGTTTGGAGTATCTCACTAGCTTTATCAGTACCAAACAACTCTTTCATCTTAGAGTCTACAGCCTGAATGTTATCTTGTGCTACCTTCTGTGTGTTCTTCTGGTCTAGGGTTTGAGAGATAAGATCGGACAGCGCTTTCTCATCTAACTGAGGAGTGGTATTCTCCTGAGCTTTCATAGAAGCTTGTAGTTCCTCATGTTCTCTCTTAATACGATCAACCATATCTTCTGCGTTAAGTCTCTTGTCAAGCTCACCACGTAGTTGCTCGTTCTCGGTTTTCATTTGATTAAGAAATTGATCTGCGTTTTGATAGCCCTTTGCTAATTCTTCAGGACTCTTATACTTTTTACCATCTCCTACATAGTTTTCTAAAAGACTAGTAGTTTCATTAGCAGTATGAATAGTATCTCCATTGGGTTGGTCATCCTCTGGTTTAGTATTATTAAATATATCAGCCACTTGTTTTTCCCTTTCTATCGGTCAATGTAAGGATATCTTTATAAGCTCTTAACTGACCATTACGGTCTGCTTGCTTATAAGCCCAAGAGCTACTATCATAGTCTGCTTTAGTAGGGCATTCTAAAGTTTGTATTTGTTGTTGGACGATCTCAGTCAGACGGTCTAACAACATGCTGGAGTTTTTTACTGCACTGTCAAGGTTTTCTTTATCTTTACCTTTTAAGTTGCTACTCCATTTTGAGTTAATCATATTACTATTATTATACCATAGTTTCCTCAGGTTGTCCAGAACTTAATTCAGGACTCTCACCTAAAGCTGCTTGTTCTTCATCTAAACTTCCTTGTCCTGCATTCATCATACGTTGTGTTTCTAATTGTTCAGCTACTCTAATGTTAGGTTGTACTAGATTAAACTTCTCTATATTAAGTAGTTCTTCTATTACTTGTGCAGTCTTAATACCTGAGATGTGGACATTGATAGCAGGGTCTTGACCTACTGCTGAGTTTAAAAGGTTTAACATGTTCTGGAACTGATTAGCTCTTTGAGCAAAGTGACGAGCACCTATAGGTCTAATCTTACCACGTGCTGCTAAGTCTTCAGGTGTTATAGTTTCAAAAAGAGCTGCACCAAACTCATCATCTACTACACGAACTACATCAGAGATTTCCATGTTACGTCTAGAAAGCTCTAGCATGTCGTTAATCAAAGGCTCTAAGAAGTTACGTTCAAAGTAACTTACCTTATTCATAAACACACGACTAGATGCATTGTCTAGCGTCTGTACTTCAAAGGCTGTCTTTTCTCCCGGTGTACGTATACCCATTGCTTGTCTAGGAGCACCAGCCATCTCTTCCATTTTGTTTTCTAAGATAGCAATCTGTGTGTCAGCATTCAAAGCTGTAGTGTCTGGTCGCATAAATTCTACGTTACCATCTTCTCCAACGTATATCTTTTCTCCCGGTCCGAATGAAAAGTCTTCTACAAAGCCTTGTACCTTAGCTATAGGATGTGCAATCATATCAAAGACATCAGCTTTTAGATTCTCTAAGTGATCAATACGGTACTGCATACCTACTAAGTTATCTAGTGGCCCCATTGCGTACAGGTTGTCAGGACGTAAACGCCAGCCAGCATGACGAATAGACTGGCCTCTCCAGCTAGGGTTAGCTACATTACGGATGACACGTTGTCTATCTGCAATTGTAATGATCCTATTCTTTAAGAGTTTTTTAGTTGTCGTATCATAGATGTCTCCATGAAACTCTAAGAGTTCTACGTAGTCTGACTGGTAGTACTCAAAGATAGAACCGAAACCATCTATAGTGTAACCTTCAGCTTTGTCTACGTCATGTGTAGATAGACCACTTACGTTCTGACGTACAGTTACTATATCGTTAAAGACTTCAGATAGGTAACCCAGCTCAGGGTGGTCTTCTATGTCAGCAGCTACTTCCCCTAATGATTTAATGTACCTAATAAGCTTAGGAGAGTTGTCAATGTTAGTTGCTACAGGATTAATTAAAACATCGTAGGGGCTTAACCTTACAGCCCTTGGTCCTACGTAGCCCGGATATACTTCACCTGTCTCTTCATCTATACGTGTTTCATTAACGTACTCAGTGGTTCCTATAACATTACCGTAATCAATAAAGTCATAGACCATAGTAGATACTATGTTAATAAAGTTACCGTAACGTAGTTTATTTTTAATGTAAGAAGATATTACTTTACGTTTTTCTTCAGCTTCTGAATCTTCATCATCACCTTCCCATAGAAGCCAATCATCATTTGGAAATAGTGCTGCCATATAATTAGCATGTAAGTTGTCCCTTATCTGACATAGTTTAGGTGTAGTCGTAGAGTTCTTCCAAGGTAAGGTAGCGTTAGAAGTCTTTGTTGTATCTGTAGCAAAGACGTAGTTACGTAGTTCCTTCTTGTCTTCTACCCAAGACCTACGTTGACTAGACCACTCTAGGTACTTGTTTCCAATAGCATTAGCTAGAACATCTGGTGTCCCGATATACTCTGCAAAATCTAATGTACGTCCAGCCATGTTATTTATTACCTGTTAAG